TGCTCTCGCGTATAAGCGCCTTTGCATAGTTTAAATGCAGTATCCCATGGGTTATAGTTCATTATTGTAAAGATTTTAGTATATAGTCTTGAGTATCTGAGTCGCAAGTGTCAAAGCCAAACTCGCCATGTGACCACTTTGCGCAACGGTTTAGCATATCCATGTCAATATTACCATACTTTGGCTTAGCTCTGAAGAAATTACGTACTATGTAGTTAAATAAGTACTCTAGTCGATCGCCATTGCCTTCGATTAGTACACGTTCGCTTGAGCGTAACTTGTAGAAATAGCCTTTGTGTGGACCGCTTTTTACTTCGATTAGGCGAGTTTCTGGCTTTCTTTTGTTGATTTGATAGCAAGGACAATAGCCGAGCTTTACTAATCTACGCACATAACCTGACTCGTATGTAGCAAATTCTATGTCTTGATTCCAAGCGTCTTTGAAAGGTAGGCGGAATACGCGTGTACCGTTCTTGATTTGACGTGGCGTTGATACGTGCTTGCAACCGATCAGGTCGAGAGCTTCGTAGTATTTTCTGTATTTTTTAGCTTGATTCATATTTATGGAAATTATTATATACTATTTGACACATTTTGTCTTCAAAATCTTCGTAACCATCCAGCTCGTCTATTAAATAGCCGTCAGTTAGCGCGAGTAAATCTAGTTGTATTTGCTCACATAGTTCTTGCTTGTTCATGCTTGCTCTTGATTATGTAGTTCAACAAGTTCAGGTAAATCTTCATGAGTTTGCCAGTCGATATTGCTTATGTTTAAGCCAAGTGTGACTGTGATGTACTCTTCCATAGATTCTACTTGAAAACCTCTTGTGTATTCAGGTAATTCATATGTGACTACTTTATTACCTGTGATTATGCCGTAGTTTAGAATAGTTAAGTACATTAGTTCTCTGGTATATAAGTGAAACCTTTGTAGCCGAACCATTCGGTTACACCATCTGACTCGCCATATTCTATGCAACCGAAGTTGTTTGGTAAGTCGCTGATACAGTATGGACGCCATGTTCTGCCGTCGAGCTGTATTCTTTTGTCTTTGAGGAACTGTATTGTTTTCATATTGTTATTATCCATAGCGGTTCGTATTTAGTCTGTAACTTCCATATCAACACATTGATAAGCGGCACATACTCCGTATCCACCTCCGCTCGCGCATGAAGTTAGTAGTAGTATTACTGTTAGCCAGAACAAGAAAACAAGCGCTGTAGAGTTTTTAGAAATAAAGTTTTTCATATTATATAGTTTTTTTAGTTTCGATTATAGTGACAATATCCCAAGTAGAGTTTACCCAGCCTTGCCAGCCTTGATTTATCTCTGCGTTAAATACTAAGCAGAAAGCCATGATTGATAGTAGCCTCATAGTAGTTTCATTAAAGCGTTAACAACTTCGTTAGCAGGTGATGTATAGTCAACCTTTAAGTCTTGCGAGTAGTGATAGTTATCATTGCACTCGTCTTGAGTTTCGACAAACTGCCAGTCGCCGTACATACTGCATTCGAGTGACGTACTACGTACTGAGTACTTACTGCATGACCAAGTGAGTTGTATTTCAGTGTCACCGATTTTAGTTAAGTCACACTTTGGTAAGTGATACTTTAGTAGTTGATGCACTGCATCACGCTGTATTTTTACTTCAGCTCGTAGTTCTTTATCGAATATCATAGCGTTAATGCTTTTAAGTAGGTTTTAACTAGTTTAGCGTAAGAGTAAGTATACATATACTGTATGTGCTTTACTCGACAGTACTTTGCTATTGCAACACGCTTACGGTATTGCTTTGCAATTAGTTTGATTATATATTTTTTCATGTAGTAGCTTGCGAATCGAACGCAACCCTGCACCATGGCTACTATGTATGTATGTTCATATTTGATTTACCAGTAAACATACAACTAACTGGACTTTTGTTGAAGCGACTGTTAGTCAACAATTGCTTCAGTCTCACGAAGTACTTTTGGTACATTATTGCTAGCAGTGTACGACTTGTACTTTGCCCAACATGGCATTGCTTCTAAAGCTGACTGCATAATAGTGAATGCTTTGTCGTGTGAGTAAGTTACTGTTTTGCCATTTTTGAAGTTGACAGTGATGATAGTATTTTTGCCAACAAGTGACTGACGTAATACAAAACGCTTTGAAGTTAATGTGTTATTATTATTTGACATGATAAGTAATTTTAAATGTTTATTAGTTTTCTTATTTATATTATCGACTGAGTGTCGTATTTAGTTTGTAAAAGAGTATACTTTGTTTAGTATATAATTTCACGTGAGTAGTATTCTACAACTTGTGTGAGTGTGTAGTGTTATTAGTATACACAACAACATAGTAGTATGAGTATAACTATTGCGAGTGTTTCAATTACTTGTCTCATAGTATTGCATTAAGTACTACAATGAGAATAAAGATTGCGTATGTTGGTAAGACAATTGCAGTGAAGAGTTGTAGAGATTTTTTCATGTGTATTAGTTTTTGTTACATATATACTATCGAGACATCGTCGTATTAGCTTTGTAAAAAATATAGTAGTAAAACGCAAAAATTCTAAAGAAAATCGTTATAAAAGGGGGCCCGTGGGGCTATTTGTAAACGTTTTTTGTAACTGGCTGGGTACCAGGGGGGTAGGGGGAACGCAAAATCCCTATATTTATAACACGTAAAAATGTGACAATAGGTAGTTAATAGTATCCTAGTAGTAGGCTTGTGTCACACTTTTTAAATTAGCTCTTTACCATGTGATTATATGAAGTATGGCAAAACAAAAACTTACACCTACAGCTAAACGCATGAAGGCTATACGCGATAAGCGAGCCGCTATGACTGCTGATAGGCGTAATAAAAAAGCCGAAAACCAACGTAAGCGTCGAGCAGCCAAGAAAGCTGGTCATAACATCGAAGGAAAAGATTACGATCACAAAGATAGTAAGTTTAAATCAATAAAGCTCAACCGCGGCAACGATGGCAAGGGCACCAAAAAAGAAAAATAATGGCATTTAAAATGAAGCGCCCTATGATTATGGGTACACCTGTGCACACGTCTGCGCTTAAGAAGGCATCAGCTTTTAAGACTGGAGATCACAGTGAAGATGGACACAAGCACAGCGCAGATGGCACTATTACGCCAGTAAACTTAGGTAATCCAGTACCAGATTCTCATCCTGCTAAAGAAGAAAATAAACCTACTGATGTAAAAACAAAAAAGAAGAGCGCGTACGACACAGCTAAAGAAAAAAATAAGGATTTAGATAACCTCATAAAAATTAGAGGTGATAAAAGCAAGAGCGAGCAAGAAAGAGCAGATGCGCAAGATAAGATCAACGAAGCGTACGGTAAAGGTCCTACTGATAGAGGTGATAAATTAAGAAAGAAGAAAGAAGCAGAGAACAAGACGCAAGAAAAGAAAGATACTCCTAAACAAGAAACCAAGAAAGCTGATACAAAACCTGATACAAAAGCTACAACTTCTAAGCCAGACGTAAATAACGCAGAAGACAGAAAGAAGATGAGCCATAAGGAAATCTTTAAAGCTAAGCAAGCAAAACGTAAAGCTAAGCGAGCTAAAGGAAAAGCACTTAGAGCAGCTATAGATAAGTGGAGAGCAGGAGGAAGCAAAGGTCCAATGCCCACAAGATCAACAATAAAAACAAAATAAAGAAAATCTTTATACCAAATAAATAAAAACCATAAATAATGACCTATTTATACTACAAAACAGCGTCTACGACGCACACAATGAAGCCAAATAAACAAGAAATTGCGCAGTGGACGCATATGTCTGGCAAATCTAACTGGCGAATCACCCAATTACCTAACGGATACTACCAAACGGAGGTATCTAACCCACAAGACGAAGAAAGTTGGCATTCTGTCACCCGAAGAGAAACGCTCGAGGGTGCAGAATCTGCTATCAACGGCAGCATTGACTACTTTGCCAAAAAATTAGAGGCTACAAAAGGGCCTAAAGTTGTAAAAACTTTTTAAAATAAACAATATGGCGTTTAAAATGAAAGGTATAAAGTTCTATGGCGATAGAACTCGTAAAGAAATGCGAGAAGATCAGCGTGAACATCGTGAATCTCTTGGTGAAGATAAAGATGCTATTAAAGCTAATCGTAAATACCACCGAGGTCGTAAAAAAGAACTACGTGCCGAAGAGTTAGAACGTCGAGGCAAAACTAAAAGATCTGAAAGAAAAATGAAAAGAGGTAAGAAAATTACCGATCAGTTCAGATAATCCAAACAAACCACTATAATTTAATTTAATACAATTCATGGAATACAACTTACCTAGTGAGTTGATCAAACAATTAGACTTTGGTCAAACAGCTAAAGAAAAAGTAATTGCTGGCGTAACCAAGTTAGCACAAGCCGTAAAGAGCACATTAGGCGCATCGGGTAAATGCGTTATTTATGAAGATGCTCGCGGCAAGCCGGTCATAACAAAAGACGGAGTAACCGTTGCCCAAAGCGTAGTCTTATATGATCCGGTCGAAAACATAGGTGCTACCTTAATTAAAGAAGCAGCTAGCAATACAGTGAAAGAGGCAGGTGATGGTACCACTACGGCTACCGTCCTTGCTGAATCACTATTAAAAGAAGTAAACAAAGAAAAACACGCAAATGAATCTATTCGCGAAATCAAAAAAGGTATTAGTTCAGGCCTGGAAAGAGTTATTGAACATCTGGAAAGCAGGGCTATTGAAGTTGAAGGGAGCATGCTTAGCGCAGTTAGCGCGATTAGTTGTAATAATGATGAAGCCCTTGGAAGCATTATTGCGGAAGCTTACGAAAAAGTAGGTAAAAACGGTGTCGTACTCATGGAGGAAGGTGGCACCGATGAAACGCATGTTGAGTTAGTTGACGGGGTGCAGTTTGACTGCGGGCTTACGTCGCCGCACTTCGTCACTAACACTGATAAACATCTAGCAGAGCTAGAAAACCCGTATGTACTCATTGTATCAAGTGAGATACCTAATGTACGTAAAATACAAAATGTACTAGAGCATGTTATAAAGAAGGGCCGCGCCCTACTTGTTATAGCTCCAGTAGCTCAAGGTGTTAAGTCTGCTCTTATGATGAATAAGGTAAAAGGTAATATTAAAGTTAATATTATTGACTTACCAGGCTTTGGCCCTACTAAGCAAGACTCAACTGAAGATCTAGCTATTATGACAGGTGCAACAGTGATAAATGAGGAGCTGGGTGATGATCTAGACCTTATTACGCCAGAACACCTTGGTGAAGTTGATTACTCTGTAACTAGCGATAGCAATACTGTTATTACGTTAGATAGAATAAGCGACTCTATACAAGAGCGCGTAGACACTGTAAATAAAAAGATATCTGAAACGAAAAACGGTTTTATTAAAAAGAAACTTGAAGAGCGTTTAGCTATGCTATCAGGCTCTGTAGGTATTATCAAAGTAGGTGCTGCATCTAAGGTAGAGCTTAAAGAAAAGAAAGATAGGGTTGAAGACGCTATATACGCTACTAAAGCCGCGCTTAAAGAAGGCATAGTACCTGGTGGCGGTTCGGCGTTATGGTGGGCTGCTCAAAAAATTTCTCCCGCTAACGCGGGTGAGGAGATACTTCTTGAGTCTATTAAAGCTCCTTTCGATACAATATTGGAAAACGCGGGTATTACAGGTATAGTATGCGATGATCAAGAATATTGCGGTATTAACGTGATTACCGGTGAGTGTGTAGATATGATTGAAGAAGGTATTGTAGATCCAGTTCTTGTGACTAAGTCTGCGCTAAAGAACGCTGTATCAGTAGTATCGACTATTATATCAGCAGATTGTGTAATTTCAAACGCTAGAGCAGATGAGAGCAATCAATGATTACATAGTAGTAGACGTAGAGAAGGCAGGTCCTAAAAAAGTGGGCGGCCTAATTCTTACTGAAGAACTAGACGAAAATAATAGGTATATTAAAGCTACGATAATCTCTACAGGTAATTTAGTTGAAGGCCTAAAAGATAACGATATTATATATTACGACAAACATGCTGGGCATGGTATAACCTGGGCAGATACAATGTATCATGTAATACGAGCAAGAGATGTAGTACTTGTAGAGTAACTACTTCGCTAAACGTGTGATATAGATATTAGACCTAAACCTTAAATCACAAACCTTAAACGGTAAATCAATAAACAATTAATAATTAAAAAACTTTAAAAATGGAAAATTTTTTATACTTCCGTACTGAAGCCGCTGTAGGTGATGACGATGGCTCAGGAAACTCAGCGCTATTTCCAGCTTCATCTTTTAGAGGTGCTGAAATGGCTAGTGACACTTCTCTAGTTCTAAGCTTTGATCCTTCAAAAAGACCAAACGCTGCTGATTCTGGAGCTGCTGCAGACTCTGCTGCTAATTTATCTTTAGTTGATACTGTTGCTATTAATATTACAGCTAACAAAGGTAAAGAAGTTTTAGAGGCTATTGTTGGAGCTATGAATGCTGGATTAAACTCTGGTTTTATCGTAGTTGCTGACGACGCTGCTGATGCTGCTGGTGGAACTCAGTATTTAACTAGTGACATTACAGATTGCGGTACAATCACAATCAACGCGGCTTTAACTAACTCATAATAAATGAGACTAACCGCGCAGGATCTGCGTGATATGAATATCCTTAAGTATTACAGGCTCACGCGTAAGTGGGCCTGTAAGACTTATGGATTAACTGATGCTGATCTAGAACTACTTATATATCTAGATCATAAGGGTAGATTTACCCGAAACGAATTTATCGAGGGTGCTTACACATATTCTTGGGATAAGAAAAGGTGGGAGAAACTACGATCAGCTGGCTGGATAGAGGTTTGGCGACATAGAAACAGAACTAGTATTAAGTACTCTGTATTTAAAACGTCGTTTAAATGTTCACAGCTAGTAACACGAATATATCGCATACTGCTAGGCGAAGAAGATATGCCAACCTCTGAACGTAGCATTTTTTACAACAACAAGTCGTATACAGATAAAGTCTACAATAAAGCAATAGACGATATGATACGAGATAAAGACAGATAACATGCCAAATTTTACAGGTAAAAGCGGTGGAGGTCCACACGCAATGAAAATGTACGGTAAGGGTAAAAACCCTATTAAAATGGATCACGCCATGAAGTTCAATGCTGAATTAAAGCAAGCTTCTGCAGACGGTAAACTAAGTGGTAAATTTAAAGAAGCTGTTGACAATTCTCCAGCAAACATGGGGCACGCTATGAAGAAGTATGGCGCTCATAAAATGAGTCACCCAATGAAAGGTTACAAAAGCGCTGCACAGCGTAAAGCCGTTCACGCTTCGAAAGCTGATGGAGGCAAAGGCCATCCTAAGAATAAAAAGTAATGCCGTTTACTCCAAGAAACACGGCTCTTCCTGGTATAGCTAAAAAGACTACTACTACGAATCAAGGTATGCAAATAGATCACGTTGGCCTTGAGTCTGGTGTAATTGGAGAAGCAGTTGACGGTAGTAAAATACTTATCAACAAAGACGTACCTAAAGGTAGTGAGTTATACCGTAGAGCTGTAGCGCACGAAGGCTTACACGCTAGAGAGCTAGCTCAAGGTAAAGTTGCATATGGACCTACGTTTGTTAGAGACAACGGTAGTATGTATCCTCGCAAAAACGGTAAGATTAAATACAATGGCAAGTGGCATCACGAAGGTAGCAACGAGTTTCCTTGGGAACAGCGAGCTATGAAAGCTGAGAAAAAAGTATGAAAAAGATTAAAGATACAGGCCTAGGTAAATGGCTTAAAAATAAAGCACCAAACGTTCTTGACGTAGTAGGAGACTTTCTACCAGACTCAGGAGCGCTAGGTGTAGTTAAAAACCTTATTGATAAAGATCCAGAAGTAGACACAGATGCTGGCATGGCCGCTGTAGATGCTGAGGTTGCTTTTCAAAACAACGTAAGCGAAAGGTGGAAAGCTGATATGGGTAGCGATGTAAAGCTAGCTAAGATGATTAGACCACTAACGCTTATATGTTTAATGGGTATGTTCATGCTAACAATGGTTTTTGATAGCGTAGATACATTACCTTTCAATGTTAAAGATTCATATGTAGACTTACTACAGATACTTATGCTAACCGCGTTTGGTGCATACTTTGCTGGTAGATCTATAGAAAAAGTAAAAAAATAAAATGGGAATGAATTCAACAGCTACAGCTTATAACTTCGGGCAGCTTGGTAGCGCGCACATGCACAATGATAACAGCGAAGACTTAACTCCGCCAGATGGAATGGTGATAGTAGCTATAACTATGCTAGACGCTACTAAGTTTAGCGCTTTAACTTGTGACACTAGCAACTCGGTAGTATACAGTGGAACTGAAAGTAACAATGCTTATTTTGGCATTACAAATGGTAACACTGGTGGTAACAGTGAGGTTGTTCAAAACGATATAGAGTTTCCAGCTGGTATGACTATATACGGTAGATGGACATTAGTTTCTTTACAAGCAGCACAAGCTACAGGTGGTATACTAGCTTACTTTGGATACTAATGGCACTGGGTAACGCTAATAGCTCAGCTCAATCTAGGGGTAAAAATAAACCCGTAATAGTAAAGTTTCATAAAGAGCGTGTATTAGGAAAAGGTTTTACAAGTTATAGCTCTTCTGCGCCACACCCGACGTCTGGTGATGCATGCACGCTTAAGAATCCTAAAATGCAAACTTATTACCATAACGGTAGTGGTACAGTCCCAGTAGTTGGCGACACTGTATATGCAAAGCCCCACGCTAATAAACGTTATATATTGAGCGCAGGTAACTATCAAGTGTTAGACGGTAAAGCACGCAAATCAATAACAGTAAACAAGGCCGGCGCGGTAACAGCTACGGCTAATTGCTAATAACAACAATTTTAATTTAATATAATTTAATTATGGGAAAAAAGAAGAAAGAAAAGGTCGTAGACCTAAAGCCAGAGAAGATCTCTGATGAGCAGTTGAAAAAAATTCAACAATTTATAAACATACTAAATACCGGTCAAATGGAGTTAGGTATGTTAGAAACTAAAAAACATAGAATGCTACATGAGATTGCTGCTTTGCAAGATCAACTTAACGGCGTTCAAAAAGAACTTGAAGAGCAATATGGTACATTTGACGTTAATGTTCAAGACGGTACTATAAACTACAAAGAAGATGAACCATCTGATTCGTAAAATCACGATAGGTAAAGACTACAAGAATGACTCCATGCACTATGCCGTAGGGCAAGAAGTGTATGGCGGTCATACTATTTGTGATATATTAGAAGAAGAGGATAAGTATTCTATTTATATACGAAAAGAAAAAGCAGTTATACCCTGGAAAGATTTTAACAAAAACATGGCTATATCTGTAGAATATAATTTAGAGTACTAATGCAAGCGCTTTACAACTTTGTTGTAGAGCCTGTAGGTGAAAGATACAACAATACTGCTAAAGTAGGTGATAAAGAGCTTATATTAAATACTGAAATATTTAATCATCATCACGTAAATAGATTAGCAAAAGTTATATCTGTGCCACGGCTAAGTAAAACAAAGATACAAGTTGGTGACATTGTTATAGTTCACTTTAATGTATTTAGGCGTTGGCATGACGTAAAAGGTAATGAGCGTAACAGCAGATCATACTACAAAGAAAATAAGTACTTTGTAAATGACGATCAACTGTTTTTATACAAACGTAATAACAAATGGATATGTCCACAAGGTTATTGCTTTGTACAACCTATTAAAGACAATAGCAAACTAAGTGTTAATCCTGAAAAACCTTTAGTTGGCATTGTTAAACATACTGATGGCAGAGCAGAGCTAAACTCTCTTGTAGGTTTTAGACCTAACACAGAGTGTGAGTTCGTGGTTGATGGTAAAAGGTTGTACCGAATACCATCTCAATTTATTACAATTAAATATGAATATAAAGGAGACGAAGAAGAATATAATCCAAGCTGGGCACAGAGCGGTTGAGGAATTAATCAAGGTAGCTAAAGAAGCTATCGTTGATTCAGATGATGATATATCAGCTGATAGACTTAAGAATGCCGCTGCCACAAAGAAGCTTGCGATCTTCGACGCCTTCGAGATATTAAACAGAATCCAAGAAGAAGAAAATCTTTTAGAAGGTAAAACACCTGAAGAAAAAAAAGAAAGAGTATTTAAGGGTTTTGCTGAGGGTAGATCTAAGTAATGTACGAGCAAACTTTAGTAAAGGTTATAACGCCTGTTAAAAAAACAACCATTACGAGACTTAATCGTGGTAAAAAATGGAAATATGGATACAATAAAGAGCATGATGTTATCGTTATATCAAAAAATGGCCAAATTGGTGACATACTTGAAATTCAAGGTTTGCGCGTGGCGTTGCCAAGAGTGCCAGGGAGTGTGTTTAAACATGCAAAGCAAAAATGGGTAAAAGCTGAGTATCCAAAAGAGCTTAAGCGAATAAAAAGTATATTCGACTGGAGAGATTATCCAGACGAACAAAAAGAAAAGTGGTACGATTATATTGACGAAGAGTTTAAACGTAGAGACGAAGGCTTTTGGTTTATTAATAAAGGTGTACCAACATACATAACAGGTACACATTATATGTACTTGCAATGGAGCAAAATTGACGTTGGAGCTCCAGACTTTAGAGAGGCAAACAGACTATTCTTTATATTTTGGGAAGCCTGTAAAGCTGATAAGAGATGCTATGGGATGTGCTACCTTAAAAACCGTCGTTCAGGTTTCTCGTTTATGTCATCAGCTGAAACAGTTAACTTAGCCACTATATCGAGTGATAGTAGATATGGGATACTCTCTAAGTCTGGTGCCGATGCGAAGAAAATGTTTACTGATAAAGTAGTACCTATATCAATAAACTATCCTTTCTTTTTTAAACCCATACAAGACGGTATGGATCGCCCAAAATCTGAGCTTGCGTATAGAGTTCCAGCTAGTAAGTTTACTCGTAAAAAAATACAAAGCAATGAGCAGCTTGAAGAAATAGTAGGCCTTGATACTACTATTGACTGGAAGAATACTGGTGACAATAGCTATGACGGTGAAAAGCTAAACTTGTTAGTGCACGATGAGAGTGGTAAGTGGGAAAGACCAGATAACATATTAAACAACTGGCGAGTTACTAAAACCTGTTTAAGGTTAGGTAGTAGAATCGTTGGTAAGTGCATGATGGGTAGTACCAGTAATGCGCTTGATAAAGGTGGGGATAACTTTAAAAAACTATACAATGATTCTGACGTCACAAAGCGAAATCGTAATGGACAAACAAAGTCTGGCTTATATTCTCTCTTTGTCCCAATGGAATGGAACTATGAAGGATTTATTGACGAGTACGGACTTCCAGTCTTTAATAGTAGAAGTGATGATGAACGACTGGGACCAGACGGTGAATTAATAGATATAGGTGTTATAGAAAACTGGGATAATGAAGCTGATGGTTTACGTGATGACCAAGATGCCTTAAACGAGTTTTATAGACAATTTCCTAGAACTGAAGAACACGCTTTTAGAGATGAGACTAAAAACAGTATATTTAATCTAATTAAAATATACGAGCAAATAGACTATAATGAAGGTAGTATACACAATGCTCCTTATACTATAGGCAGCTTTGGCTGGGTTAAAGGCGTTAAAGATACTAAGGTTGTTTTTAATCCTGATCCAACAGGTAGATTTAAAGTAAGCTGGGTGCCTCCAACTCACTTACAAAACAGACAGTTTACAAAAAATGGAATCAAATACCCAGGTAACGAGCATGTTGGGGCCTTTGGTTGTGACAGTTATGACATTAGTGGTACTGTTGATGGCCGCGGCTCAAAAGGAGCTTTACACGGACTGACAAAATTCTCTATGGAAGAAGCGCCGTCAAGCGCTTTTTTCTTAGAATACATAGCAAGACCACAGACAGCAGAAATGTTTTTTGAAGACGTATTAATGGCATTAGTATTTTACGGAATGCCTTTGCTTGCGGAGAACAATAAACCAAGGTTACTGTACTACTTACGCCGAAGAGGCTATAGAGGATACAGTATGAATAGGCCAGATAAATCATGGAATAAACTATCAATTGCTGAAAAAGAAGTTGGTGGTATACCAAACTCAAGTGAAGATATTAAACAAGCTCACGCAGCTGCTATAGAAATGTATATACAAGGACATGTCGGTCATATAGGTGACGGTAACTACGGGACCGTATATTTCAACGAGCTACTAAATGATTGGGCTAAGTTTGATATAAACAAAAGAACCAAGCATGACGCATCTATAAGTTCTGGTTTAGCTATTATGGCTTGCAATAGGCATTTATATGCTCCACATGCTGAGCGAAAGAAAACACCTTTAAACTTAACAATATCTAAATATAACAATGAGGGTATTAATTCTCAAATAATCAAATAAACATGGCTGAGTCAGTATATGTTAATTTTCCTAGACAAGATGTAAGCGACCTTGAAAAAGACTCTATGGAGTACGGTCAAAAAGTTGCTGAAGCTATAAACTCTGAGTGGTTTAACAATGAAGCAAGTCTTTATAAGTATGTAAGTAATGTAAATAATTTTCATAGACTAAGGCTTTACGCAAGAGGAGAACAACCAGTGCAAAAGTATAAAGATGAGTTATCTATTAACGGTGATTTGTCTTATCTTAATTTAGACTGGAAGCCTGTACCTATTATACCTAAATTTGTTGACATAGTTGTTAACGGTATATCAGAAAGGTTATATGATGTAAAAGCTCATTCACAATCTCCAAATGGCGTAAAAGAAAGAACTGAGTATATGGAGAATATACTTAGCGATATGGAGATGAAGCAGTATAACAATCAAGTGCAACAAGCTTTTGGTGTAAATACTAAGGCTAGTGATCAAAAAGAATTACCAGAAACTACTGAAGAGCTTGAAATACACATGCAGCTTACATACAAGCAAAGTATAGAGCTGGCTGAAGAACAGGCGATTAAAACATTACTGCAAGGAAGTAATTATGATTTAATTCAAAAAAGACTTTACTATGATATTGCAGCGCTTGGTATTGCTGCTGTAAAAACAGATTACAACCACAGCGAAGGAGCTGTAGTTAAGTACGTAGATCCAGCAGATTTAATATACTCTCACTCTGACTCACCTTATTTTGATGATATATACTACGTTGGTGAAGTTAAAGACATAAGCATAAACGAGTTAGTTAGAGAGTTTCCTAATTTAACAGACGAAGATATTAAATCAATACTTGACACGCCTTATGTAAAAACTCAAGTATCAAACCAAAGATACGCTAGAAAAAGACAAGATAGAAATAGAGTACAAGTAGTTTACTTTAACTATAAGACTTACAATAGTGAAGTGTTTAAAATTAAAACAACAGGTTCT